TCATAAACTCACCTGTACCCGGCCTTCATTCACTGCAAGGGCGCCTTCAATTTGCTGGCTGATTTCGCTGCCTCTCAGTGTATAGGTGACCTGAATATGCAGGGTATTGGGCAAGTGGGTTCTCTGGTTCACTTGGATCTCGCTAATATCGGCGCGGGGCTCATAACGCAATACCCGTTCTTCAATTCGAGTCTGAATTTCTGCCATCATTTCGTCACGAATATTGGCAAACAGATAATCATTCAGGCCACAGCCATAATTCTCACGCATAATTCGTTCGCCGGGTTCGGTGAGAAAAAGAATTTTCATATTTTGGCGAACGTTTTCGGCCCCTTCCGCCATGGTGACGCCCGTGGGTATTTCAGGATGCGTGCTATCTTTATACGTACTATCTTTAATAGAAAATTGCAGCGGAAAGGCCCAACCCCGACCATAAATATCGGTTAATACTTTGTTGGTTAATACTTTGTTTGTCATCTTATTACCTTATTATTGGGTTAGATTAATCTTCGCACCTTTAATATCTACGCCGGATTTACCAGAGGCGGATAGAGATTTTTGCGCCTCTATTTTAATTTCCTGAGCTTGGGTAATAAGATTCTTAGCAGAATTAAGCGTGATATCTTTATCCTGTTGCAAAGATAATTTATTTTTTCCGCTATTTAAGGTGAGGGTTTGATCTTGATTATTGAAGATTAATGCCTGTTGATTTTCCCCTTGTTTAATCACTAAGGTTTTTATTGGATTTTTTTCACTCGGTTCTAACGGTGCTTTGTTTTTAGGATTGTGCATCGAGCCTAAGATTACTGGAAAGCGCGGATCATCTTCAAAGAAGCTGATAATCACTTCATCCCCCGGTTCAGGGTAGAAGCAGAAGCCGCTTTCATGGCTGGCGTAAGGCTTACTTAAGCGGGCAAAAAGGGTGCCATTGGTTAAGTTTAAGGCCGGGATTTTGACCGGAATACGGCCCTGCGATTGGTTATCTTTTTGGTATTTTTCTACGATCCCGACATGCAGCTCTTTAACCGGTGGTACAACTTGCTCTGTTTCCGGTAATAGCCCCAGCGTTAGCCGGGTACGCCAGCCTTGCCGTTGAGTAATGGTGTGACTGACACCGGTGATAATCGCCTGACCATCCATCCCCTGACCAAAGCCGTTTAACGCCAGAATATCGCCGGCTTGATAATGGTTATCGCCTTCGACTTCAAAATTACCGGAGACGTTATGACTTCGGCGGTTATTCAGAATGCCTTGGGCAAGCTGTTTGGCCTGTTCATTATCCAACGGATAGCTGAACACCCACTGCCATTGTTGGTTGGTCAATGATGTCAGGTTGTCGGTGGCGAGTTGATTGTGACCCAGTCCGCTGCTTTTTACCTGATGGGTTGGAGACAGTTTCTGTTGGGCGATATCCCAGGATTGTACATTCACGGTTTTGGGATTGCGTTGGTTATCCCATTGCAGATTCGCTTCAAATAACACCGCATCCTGAGGGTTAGCTCGCTGGTGGAGGGTATGCACGGTTGACCGGTTCAGGGATTCCGGGGTGACCAGCGTCACGCTATCGTTGCCGGGCAGCAGCCAAGTATGGGTCGCGAACAGCCGACTTTTTAGAAAAGCCCAGTCATTACAGCGAAATTGCACCATTTGCTCATGCACCGTTTTAAGCTGAGGCGCTGGTTTTATCGTGACAGGGATACCTGCTTGGCTAAACAACTTCTTGATAATCGCCTCATCACTTTGTTTGTTGAACAGTTGTGAGTGGAAGTTGTGAGTTAATTTTTGCAATGCATGTTTGGCGGTCAGAGTAATGATGCTGTCCTGACCTTTAAGCCCCAATGTTTGCCGCACGATGATCCCCTGAAACACCACGGTTTTTTCGATCTGCACGCTAAGTTCATGATTCGGACGGCAACTTGCCAGTTCAGCTTGTGCCTTGGCATCAAAAATATGGCTGGCATCACCGGCGATCCCTAGCGTGATGTTAGCCGAGGGGATGCCATTAATATGATGGTTTGCTGTTAAGCTGATAACCGTAAAGTGGTTGAGCGTTTTGCCACCTATTTTGAGCGTTATCGCAGGTATCTTCATGCATCCCCCTTGGCTTGCAACATTTGTCCGGGGGTAAAGTCATCAAGATTATCCAGACCGTTTTGCCAGGCCAGCGAGAGATAATCAATTCCACCGGCCAGAGAAGCGCCGGCACCTAAGGCGATCAACGGTAGGGAGAGCATATCCGTGACGTTAACCGCAGTAGCCGGGGGAGATTTTAACTGCTGCTCGGTAGCCTGAATCACAAAGCTTTCATCTGCTACCAGAGATAAGGTCGCGCTGGCCCGCAACGGTGTGGCGTCTCGGTCAAACAAGGTGTAACTGATGCTAAGGCCACTGGCACGGCAGGCGAAATAGCCTTTGTTTTCCCAACGCATTTTACCCCATTTGATTTTAAGAAAGTGGGGGACGTTGGTACTGGCATCCACGGCACACAAGGCTTTCAACGTCGCCAGTTGGGTTTCTACCGCAGTGTTGTTACCGGGCATGGTGGCATCAAATAACAGGACTAATGACAGACCGCCCGGTTGGGATAACACATAGCGGCTGCTTTGGCTGGCACTGTTAATGCTTTCATCCTGCTGATAACGGGTTTGGTAGTCGAGTTGGATGGTATCGGGGTTATACATGGCTTGCAAACTGCCTACCGAGATTTTCCCCTCGCGGTCCTTGAAAGCGGTGAGGGTGAGTTTGGACAGGCTGCGTTCAATTAAGCTCATAATGACCTCCTGTTTCACGCAAGGCATCTAACACGGCTTGTTTCACCTTTTCAATCAGTTGGGCGTTATCCAGCGCTTCCTGCGCCAGTGTGCGTGGTGCGCTGGAGTGACTGGCTGAATCGGTCACTTTAGCCTGAATAATCAGCTCCTTAATTTCTACGGTCATGCTTTCACTCCTAACCAGCGCATATCCTGATAACGTAATTCCAGAGTATTGATCAGCACCGTATTGCTATTGGCGTCAAGGTCGCCGGTAGACCAGCGAACCGGTAGGGCGTTACTTAATGTCCAGCTTGCCACAGGAATTGAATGTTCATTCAGTAGCATGATGACCACATCGGCATACACGGCTTTCTCGCCGCGCAGGACGCGATCAAACACCCAAGTCAGCGGCGTGACGGTCATCACACCGCGTTCCAGTACTAAGCTACCGTGCTGGATCTTCTCCGCTAGCCAAACGTTTCTGGCATTTTCTCCGCCTTGGCTGTGTTGAGTGGTTTGCAGTTCACGGCTAAGCCCCGATATCCGTTGAAAGGCAATGTCGAGAGGGCTGGGGATATTGTTAAACAGAAAACTGGCGATAAAACGGTGTGACACCGACGGGGTGTATAAATTGTTCATATTTTGCCCCTGTTAATGGCTGATCCCGGTGCGGGTATCAAATGTCAGATTCAACTCGATAAATTCCGCTGGAATTAACAGTGCCAGCCTGATCTTCATGATCATTTTCCCAGCTTGTAGATCCGCTTCACTCATCGACTCGTCAATCCCCAGTAACACCTCAAATGCCTGATCTTCCTGCGTACCGCGCAGTCCGCCGTTTAGCCATAACTGACGTAACCAGTTGTAAGCCTGACCTTTAAACTTCATCCAGGTGATGGCGTTATTGGGTTCAAACACAAAGGCCCGGCCTAGTTGAGTCATATGGGCTTCGATATAGGAAACCAGACGGCGCGTCTGGATATAGCGCCAGGGAGAATCGGGGGTATTGTCCAGCGTGCGGCATCCCCAGATCTTGATCCCTTTACCGGGGAAGCTGCGAACCAGATTCAACGAAGGGCCATTCTGATTAAACAGGGTATCGGCTTCAATGTGAGAGCGTATTGGGCTTATCACCTTGGCTAACGCGACGTTCGCGGGGGCATGCCAGACCGCCATTTGGTTATCGTTACGCTGGATGACGGCGGCCACCGCTGCAGTCGGCGAAAGAACAACAGGCCGATCTTGTTCCTGATAAGCACTGTTCAATCTTGGCCAGTATACCGCGCCCCATTGCCGATCACAGGAAGAGAGCTGGGTTAAACATTTCGCGGCCAGTGCGGGATCATCGGGGGCATCCAGCAATCCCATGATGCCGCGTCGGCACTGGCAAAGATTAAGTACGGATTGCCAAAATTGTAGCCAGAACGGAATCTTATTGTATTGATCGATTTCTGAATCGGGAGCATCCATCTGATTCAGATAGACAATATCGGGGACCACAATCAGCGTGATAGCACTCTGTGCCGAGATCGCTTGTTTAACCCAATCTTGTTGTAGAGTGGTGGTTAATGAGTGAAAATCGCCTCGTGGTTTATCCGATCCTAACGACAGTACATAGGCTTGTTGACCCCCGTTGTCAAAAAAGTGGCGTACGGAATAGTATGTTAATCCTGATTCACCAAATGACAGGGTAAAATCGGTCAGGCTGTTTAACTTGACGACGGTTTTGTTGTCTGGACTTTTTGCGGTGTAACCAATAAAAACCGGCACACCGATAAACGCCTCATCTTGTTGCTGGGATATCAGGTTCTCCGTGATGGTGACGCCCGGCTGTTTTATTTCCATTCTCATTTCCTTGTCAGAATAGGCGCGGCGAACCGCGCCTCAGTACGATTACTGTGCTACATTTTGCGAAAATTGCAGGATAATAAATTCAGCCGGACGGACCGCCGCCATGCCAACTTTCACCACCATTTTGCCTTGTTTAATGTCAGTGTCGGACATGGTGACACCTTGACCAATCTGGACAAAATAGGCTTCCTGCGGGCTATTACCGGCCAGTGCCCCTTGTTGCCAGAGTTGATGGAGATAGTTATCAATCGCTGAGCGGACCCGTTCCCAAGTGGGCTGACTGTTGGGTTCAAACACGGCAAATCGCATAGCTTGCTTGATATCCCGTTCTGCCGCATTAAATAAACGTCGAACCGGAATGTAGCGCCAGTTGTCATCATCTTGCAGAGTACGTGCGCCCCAGACGACAAACCCTTTGTTACTGAAATAACGGATCGCATTGATGCCTTTTTGATTTATGGTGCTTTGTTCACTGTTGCTGAGCCGTTCTGCTACATCACTGATCCCACTCAGCACGACGTTAGCCGGTGCTTTCCAGACGCCGCGGTTGGCGTCAGTGGCGCAATAGACACCAGCCATGACTGCACTGGCAGGAATGAGTTTTTTGTTATCTGCAATTTTTTGTTTTATTGCCTGGATAACTTGTGCGTAGAGTTCTGAGTTTTGCTTTTTGAGCTCTGCCAGATGGGTAACTTTTTTATCCTGATAACCTTCAACTGCAATGGTACTCTCTTCCATCTGAATAAGTTGTGAGACTTTCACTGCGGGATAATAAGTCGCGGTTTGTGATTGCAGGCTAACGCTAAGTGCAGTTTCTTTATTCGGATTATCCGCGATAAGAAAATATCCTGCCTTTAATAAAGGGGTCAGGTTGCCATATATTGCACTCTGATAAGCGGGATCCTGTTCAGGGCAGACGATCAAGGTAATTTCTAAAGCCTGCTCAATTAACTCAGGGATTAATGCCAGCGTGTTGGTATCTTCTGAATGAGAAATTGGCAGGATATAACAAGGACCGCCACCATTTTGGAAATAAAGTTTTAAAGCATCACTGCTTGTTGTATAGGTGCCGACAGTTATATTGTAAGAATCACTGTTATTTTTATCGTCTGTATCAAGCGTCATCTTTTGGGCGGCAAAAGTTTCTATATTGTTTTTGGCTTTTGTATTACTTTCGGTTTTTTCATTCCCTTCGTTTTTCTCAGGAACGGAAGGGGCAGATGGTGAAGTAGGTTCAGTTAATTTGATTGCTACCGACCTAATACAACCCACATTAAACAGGTTAGTAAAATCCAACCAGCTACTCACGTGTGTTATTTGTGGCGTTGCGCTGATTTTTTTCGGTGAGAAACGGCCAATAAAAACCGGGATTGCCGTGTTCCCTTGGCTAACAGAGAGAGCCAGTGAGGCATCTTCTTCAATATAGACGCCAGGATAAGTTGGTGTTGTTGACATAGTTGGTATAGCTGGCATGTTGCCTCCGATTATTGCGCGATATTCTGCGTAAACTGCAAGATAATAAATTCGGCTGGACGAACTGCCGCCAGACCCACTTTGACAATCATTTTGCCCTGCTTGATATCGTCATCGGTCATGGTGAGACCTTTACCGATCTGGACGAAGTAAGCTTGTTCGGCTTTGTTGCCCATTAAGCCACCTTGCTGCCACAGGGTGTGGAGATAGTTATCGATAGCGCAGTGAACGGCTTTCCAGGTCGGTTGGCTATTGGATTCAAATACCATAGCACTCATGGCATTTTTAATATTTTGCTCTGCACTATTAAACAGGCGGCGGACTGGGATATAACGCCAGTTATCGCTGTTCTCAAGTGTACGAGCCCCCCAAACCAGCGTACCGCTCTTAGGAAAGGTACGGATCATATTTAATGCCTTGCCTTGGTTATATTGCGTTTGCAGGTCGTCGGTTACCGGGTATTTAGGTTGTAATCCACCCTGAATAGGAACGTTAGCGGGCGCTTTCCAGACCCCCCGGCTGTTATCGACACTGGCATAAATACCGGCCATAACTGCACTGGGCGGAATATCAACGGTGGCTTTATTTTCTCCCCATTCAGCGGTCAGCCAAGGGTAATAAACTGCACCATAAGAAGTAGTGGAATAAGATTTGAGGAGTTCGTCTGGTTTTTGAGCCGAAGTTATTTGATCTTTTGGGCCATCAAAAATAGCAAATAATCCTTTACCCGGCTGACAAAGTGTTCCTGTCACCTCATTGATCTCTTCTCCGGCAGCAACCAGTAATGTCACATCGTCAAGTTTTGGTACTTGTGTTTCTAAATCTTGAGTTTTGATGAGATAGCAATATCCACCACCGTTAATAAAATAGGCACGCAGTGAAACGTCAAGGATATTCTTAGGATTAAATGGGTCGCTTTTTAGTGTTAAATAGTTCATCCAACTACTAACACGAATATAGGGTTTATCTGATATTAATGAACCGTTGTTTGCAACAGCAAAAACTGGCACTGCCGTTGCACTGGAACGAACGGAGAGTGCAGGGGAGGCGTCCTCTTCAATATAAACGCCGGGATAGGAATATGTTGGCATGTTGCCTCCAATTATTGTGCAATATTCTGAGTAGACAGCGTTAAGCTGCTTGAATGGTGACTCGATCCGCTGTCAGGCTAATTTCCTGAACAGCAACTTCATTGCTGGTGGCATCAAAAGCAGGGGCAGTTAATGAAGTTGGGAAGGCATTTGCCACGCTCCAGGTCATTAAAATTTCAGTACCGGCTTCGTTAGTCAGGCTGATTGAAATATCTTTTTTCTCGACCCGATTAAGTTGAATAGAATTAAGCCAATCAAAAAGTTTAGTATCACCGGAGAAGACACCTTTACGCAGCGTAATATTGATCGCCTGACGTTGACCCGGCATTTTATAATAATTGCCGGTACCATCTTTATATTCGATAACGTCATGAGAAATATCGAGGCCGGAAACGCTGTTAAAGGGAACTTTCTCATCACCGATTGAGACAACAAAGCGGTAAGTAGGGATAGGATATTCGACAGCAATTTGTTCTGGAGTTGTAGACAT